GCTGCTGAAGATAGAGATAGAGCAAGTTTAAGTTTAACCCCTAGTCGCGACTACTATACGTTTATACGATGAAGTATGTATCTGGAAAATACGCAAAAGCAATTTGTGACCGTTGTGGGTTTGAGTACCCATATACTTCTTTGCAAAAAGAGTGGAACAATTTGAAAGTATGTCCTGAGTGTTTTGAACCTAAACACCCACAATTAGAACCACCCCCACCTCCTTTTGAACCAGAGGCATTGTATGACCCTAGACCAGATAGGGCTGAAGGGTTAGATGTTTTTGTTGGGCAGGAAATATTTCCACCTTTGAAAATTGCTTCCACACATGCAATTACTTCTATTGGTAAAGTGGAGGTTGTTATTTCATGAGTTTTACATACACTACTCTCAAAGATGCTTTGAAAAACTATACGCAAAACACAGAAACACTTTTTTTAAACTCTATGGATATGTTCATTCGTTTAGCAGAAGAACGTATTTTAAAATCTACCCAACTAAATGTTTTTCAAAAAAATGTGACAGGTAATTTATCAACAGGAAATCCATATCTAGCTGTACCTAGTGATTTTTTATCACCCCACTCTTTGAGCATTACAAATAACAGTTTGTATGAATACTTACAGTTTAAAGAGTTGGAGTTTGTACAATCTTATAACCCTAATTCAGCAACAACAGGTGTCCCAAAATATTACGGACAGTTTGATGTAAACTATTTTGTTATAGCTCCAACACCAGATTCTACTTATACGGTTGATTTAAGTTATTTTTACAGACCTCTTAGTTTAACTGAAAGCACTTACTTGTTAAGCATGAGTAATGTTTCAGGTACTTTTGTTATAGGTGAAACAATAACAGGAGGGACAAGTGGGCAAAGCTCACCTATATCACTTGTAGATACAGCTACAAGTATCACGGTTAGAATACCGAGTCAAAACTATACAGTGGGGGAAACTGTAACAGGAGGGACAAGTGGTGCAACTGGTGTGATAACTTCTTTGGGTGCTGATGCTACTAATAGTTGGCTTAGTGAAAATGGAGAGGTCGCATTGTTGTATGCTTCTCTTTCTGAGTGCTACCTTTTTATGAAAGGGGAGCAAGATGTAATGACTATGTATAACCAAAGATATGGTGAAGCGATCAATCGTTTGAAAAATTTAGGTGAAGCATTAGAAGTAACAGATGATTACTCTGCAGGTTATATAAAGAAAGCTAGGACATAATGTTTACAGATAGTTTAAATATACCAAATGATTTTCAAGTAGAGGTGCATACTACAAATAATAGAGGAGCTACTCCTGAAGAAGTAGCTTCTCGATGTGTTAAAAAATTAGTTTTTGTTTCTGACAAAGCAGAACCTGCTATAAGAGACCAAGCTCGTGCATTTAGTGCTCATATTGAGAAAGTTATTGCTTCTTACATGAAACAGGCGGTACAAAGTGATAGAACAACTGTTTTTAACGCTTTAGTAGACGCAGGACACCCAGAACTAGCTGAACTTATAAGGAGACTTTAATATGGCGTTTAGTGGGAATTTTATGTGTACCTCTTTTAAAAAAGAGTTGCTCTTTGGTGTACACGATTTTGATACTTCTGCTTCAGGAGACACTTTCAAATTAGCATTGTATACTAATAGTGCTTCGTTTACAGCAGCTACGACTGCATATACTACAAGTAATGAAGTATCTGGCACAAATTACAGTGCAGGGGGAGGAACGCTTAACTCAGTAGACCCTACTACTTCTGGAACAACAGCATTAGTTGATTTTGATAATTTAGTTTTTTCAAATGTTACTCTTTCTGCTGTCAGAGGTGCGTTGGTTTATAATACTACCCCAGATACTACTTCTATTTCTGTTAGTAACCCTACAGTATTAGTTTTAGATTTTAGTGCAGATAAAGCGGCAAGTTCTGGTGATTTTACCATTGTTTTTCCTACCGCTGATGCTTCAAATGCGATTATTCGGATTGCTTAAATGGCCGATGCAGTTGTTCCATATCTAGGTTGGGGGAGCCTTAGTCAAGCATGGAATACTGGAACGTGGAATACTGATACAAATTCAATTATACCTGTTGCAACAGGAGCGGTAACTGTTCCTACGATAACAGGAGATGCAAATTTTACGATAACTACTACTGATATTGTAGGTACAGGTTCTCCCGGATCAGCAGCATTAACAGGGACAGCAACGGTAACGGCTACAGGAATTGCCGGAACAGGTGGTTTATCTGCAGTTACTATAACAGGAGATGCAAATTTTACGATAACTACTACCGATATTGTTGGTCTTGGAGCGGTTAATGGTGTTACCGTGACAGGAGATGCAAATATACCTATTGATGTGACAGGAGCATCTGCTGTTGGTATTGTGGGAGTAGGATTTGTTTGGGGTTTAAATGTGCCTAACCAAGACCCTAATTGGAAAGAAATTGCGGCATAAGGAGTTAACATGAGCACATATGTAAACAATTTAAGATTAGAAGAAATAGGTTCTGGAGAACGTTCGGGAACGTGGGGTACGGCAACAAACCTTAACTTAGAGTTAATAGGCGAGGCTTTTGGTTATGGTACAGAGGCATTAAGTAATGCTTCTACTGCTACGATTACAATGGCAGATGCAACTTCAGATGGTGTCCGTTCTATTTACCTTAAACTTACTGGGGCGTTGGGACAAAACTGTACGGTCACTTTAGCCCCAGACACTGTTTCTAAGATATGGATTATAGAAAACGCTACTACTGATTCAGGTTCTAGTGGGCCATATTCCGTAATTATTAAACAAGGAAGTGGCGGTGGTGCTTCAGTTACGATTCCAAACAGTAATGTTAAGGTAGTTGTTACAGATGGCGGTGGTTCTGGTGCTATTGTTTACGATGCTTTTACAGATTTAAGTTTAGCCGGAACAACTAAGGCTGTTACTTTAAACGCTTCTACCAGTGTTCAAACACCTTTAATTGAATTTACAGATGGTGATGATGCAATAGCTATTGCAGATGGTGGTTTAGTTACAATAGCAAATGTGACTGCTATCGGAGGAACTACGGCAGGAACAATAACAGGGACAACTATTACCGCAAACACGGCTCTTGTTCCAGATGCTTCTGGTGGGGCAGATATAGGAACAACTTCTTTAGAGTGGGGTGATGTTTACATAGCTGATGATAAACAAATCAAATTTGGTAGTGATCAAGATGTCACTATGGAATACGATGAAGATGGTACAAATACTTTATTGATTTCAGGTGATGTTACTATTGCAGATGGAACTAACGATTTAAACGTTGCTTCCCATGATGGTACAAATGGTTTAGCATTAGCAGGAACAGTCGTAACTTCTAGCGCAGCAGAGTTAAATTATAATGATATAGCTACACTTGGAACATCACAAGCCAGTAAAGTAGTTACAGCAGATGCGAATGGTGTTGTTACATTTGATAATGGAAAAATTGAAGAAAGCACTGCAATCACTTCTTCTAGTAATGCAGCAACGATCAACCTAAGGGATGGCGATAACTTTACACATACGCTTTCCGAAAATGTAACATACACTTTTTCAAACCCTGCTGCTTCAGGAAAAGTTTCTGCTTTTACTTTGAAAGTGATACAAGACAGTTCAGCACGAACAATCACTTGGCCTAGTAGCGTAGATTGGGCCGCTGCAACAGCCCCAACCATAACTACAACTAATGCTGGAGTAGATGTTTTTGTTTTTGTCACTTATGATGGTGGTACAATTTATTATGGGTTTACCGCAGGTCAGGCAATGGGATAATATAAACAATGAGTACGGCACAAAAACTTATAGCAGCAACTTCTGGAACAGGTAGTGACGAGCTTTATGTAGATGATGTTTTTTCAACGACCATTTATACTGGTACTGGCTCCGCACTGACAATCACCAATAATATTGACCTTGATAGTGAAGGTGGTTTAGTTTGGACTAAACGTAGAAATGCCTCAAATTCTCATTGGTTTTTAGACTCAGTGCGTGGTGGATCTAACATACTAAGATCAAATACTACTGAAGCTCAATTCACCTCTAGTAATCTTGAAATTACTTCTTTTAATTCAGCAGGATATACACTTGGGACCGCTTCTGATATTAATTCCACTGGTGGAAATGATGTTTCATGGACATTTCGCAAGGCTCCTAAGTTTTTTGATATAGTTACTTATACTGGTGATGGGTCATCAAGTAACAGTATAGCGCATAATCTTGGGGGTATGCCTGGATTTATTGTGATTAAACGAACAGATTCTACAAGTGATTGGCATTGCGTAATAAGGTATGAAGATACCAATTACATGGGAGGTGGGGCGGCAAACAGTTTTGCCCTCAACAATACTGCCTTTGTTAATAATGGTGTATCTCCTTCTAACCGTGGAATAACCACTACTCATTTTGATGCTGCTAAAACCTATGGAGGAGTAGGTTCATTCGATGTTTCAAAAACAAATGTAAGTAGCGCAACTTATGTCGCTTACTTGTGGGCGCACAATGATAGTGATGGTGAGTATGGTTCTGGTGGTGATCAAGATATAATTAAGTGTGGGGGAGTATCTACAGATGGAAGTGGTGCTGTTGCGGTAACTTTAGGTTTTGAGCCACAATGGATTTTGCTTAAAAATGCTTCCGCAGGTGAAAACTGGCAAATCACAGACGCTGTACGTGGAATGCCCGTTGGAGGCGCAGATTTTCTTTTATTACCAAATTCAAGTGCTGCAGAATCTACTTATGATGATATTGACCCAAATGGAACAGGTTTTAATATAAAAGGTTTAAATGCTAGTCAAATATATACTTATGTAGCAATACGTCGTCCGATGAAAGTTCCAGAAGTTGGAACTACGGTGTTTATGCCTAGTGCCTATAGATCAGGAACCAGACCAAGCGCAGCTACTGTAACTACCGCAGGATTTTCTCCTGATTTATATGCAACCCAAGCTATTTCTGGGGTATATAATGTATTTTTTGATAAGGTACGAGGTGTAGGCAAAAGACTTAGAAGTGATGGTAATAACTCAGAATCAACTGACGCTACTAATTGGCTTCGTTCATTTGATGCAACTGGTGTAACTCTTGGTGGTGATAGTGGAGCTGCGATAGTTAACTATAATGGCTTTAGCTACCGTGACTTATTTTTCCGTCGCGCTGCTGGCTTTTTCGATATACAAGCATGGGCAGGAGATAATGCAGCCCCACGCAATATCTCTCATAGTTTAGGCGTTGCCCCCGAATTAATTATACTTAAAAACCGTTCTGCTAGTGGTGGAGGTGCAGTTTGGGTTGTAGGAGTTGCTAGTCTTGGAAGCGATGAAGGTGCGCTTAATAGTGACAATGGATTTGCTGGATACAATAACATAACTACATATAGCACTACGACATTTACTCTTTTAAATGGTGCTGAAGAAATAAATAAATCTGGTAACAATTATATAGCATATCTATTTGCAACTGCAGACGGTGTATCAAAAGTCGGAACGTATACAGGTAATGGCTCAAGCCTAACGATTGATTGTGGATTCAGTAACGGTGCAAGATTTGTTATGACAAAACGCACTGACGCAGCAGGTCATTGGAATGTGTTTGATACTGCTCGAACTTTTGATGAACGCCTAGAATGGGATACATCAGCCGCTGAAGCAAATGGAGATTGGCTTGATGCAGATAATAGTGGCTTTGTTGCTAAGTATGTTGCAAATAACACTTCAGATTCAAACATATCGGGTGCTGAATATATGTTCCTAGCTATAGCGTAAATTGCAGTAAATATTAAGGAGTTAACATGAACGAATATAGAATAAAAGCAACAGGTGAGGTAAAATCTCAAGATCAAATTAAAAAAGATAACCCTAACGTATCTCTTCCTCGTGTATGGAATGTTAATGTTTTTGAGGCACTTGGCATTGATCCTGTACTTTCATCAGCTAAACCAGAAACTACAGGTGACTATAAGATAGTGGTACGCAATGGTGTAGAGCAAGATTCTAACAATAACTGGGTGTATGCGTGGTTAGAACAAGACATGTTTTCTGAGTACACAGATAAAGATGACGTAGTACACACTAAGGCAGATCAAGAAAAAGAATATCAGGCTAGAATAGATGCAGAAAAGGCAGAAGGTCTGCGTACACAACGCAATGAACTTTTAGCA